AATGGAGTTGATTTTAGATGGGAAACTAAAGTAACATCTATTAACTTTAAAAATAATCATGTATCGTGTGATATTTTAAATAGTGAATTAGGATTCCAGTTAGATTATGATGAACTTATTTTTGCAGTAGGTAAATCAGGCATTGACTTTGCTCAACAGCTAGCCCAAGATTACAAACTACCAGATGAACCTAAATCAGTACAAATTGGTGTTCGATTTGAGGCACCACAAGAACACTTTCAAAAACTAATTGATATTTCATATGACTTTAAGTTATATAGAAAATTTGATGATGAAGGAGTATCATTACGTTCATTTTGTACAAATAACAATGCTGCTTATGTTGCTGTAGAGGAAACATATGGAGATCACAGTTACAATGGTCACGCTAAAAAAGATGAAGCATATAGAAATAATATGACTAACTTTGGTATCTTAATGGAAATCAATGGTATTGAAGATCCATTTACTTGGTCACGTGATGTAGTAAATAAAGTACAGGCAAACGGAACTGGTTTGTATTATAGCCCATCTCGTACTCCATCAACTACATCTGAAGGTAATGGTGTAACTTCAACTCAAATTAGTTTAGATACACTTACCCATGTTGTAGAACCGGCAATGGGGGGTTATTTTAAATATGTTATGGACTTTATCATGGATATGAAAAAAGTATTCCCAACATTAGGAGACGATTGGGGAATGTATATTCCTGAGGTAAAATATTTGTCACCTGAGGTAAAAGTAGATTATAGTAATCTTAGTCTAATCGATTACCCTAACGTACATTTCGTAGGAGATGCTTTAAGTGCACGCGGTATTACAGTATCAGGAGCGCAAGCAATTTATGTAGTAGAAAATTTATTAAAATAAAAGTTATGAAAATAGGATTTTGTGGAACAATGTCAGTTGGTAAAACAACATTAGTTAATGCTTTAAGAGAATTACCTGAATTTGCAGGGTATGAGTTTAGAACGGAGCGTTCAAAATATTTACGTGATATGGGTATTCCATTGAATACCGATTCAACATTGAAAGGTCAAATTATTTTCTTTGCTGAGCGTTCGAGTGAATTATTTGTTGATGATATGATTACAGATCGTACAGTAATTGATGTAATGGCGTTTACGCGTTTAGCTGTATCAATTCCATACTTTATGGCAGACGCACTGAATGATGCTGTAGCGCATTTAATACGTGAATATGATTATATTTTCTACGTTTCACCTAAGGGTGTTGAATTAGAAGATAATGGAGTTCGTACTATTGATGCAGGATATAGAAAAGAAATTGATAAAGAAATTCAAAAATTAATTTTAAAACATAAACCTAAATTTCGTAACTATACTGAGTTATCGGGTACTACCGAGGAGAGAATTGAGAAAATTAAACAAGTAATGTCCCTTTAATATTTATCAATAAAATATAAAATGAAAAAAGATCGTCTACTTGAAATTATACGTGAAGAAATTAGCGCTGCTTTAACAGAATCAGAAACTATTGATCTTCCTGGAGACCCAAATAAACTCCCTTCCAAACAAAAAGAAATGGCTATTAAGCAAGCTAGAACCATGGGTAAAGATATGACTATAGGTACCCCTAAAAACCCAGTTGAATTTGTTGAAGAAGAGCAATTAGATGAAATGGCTAAAATCACAGAACCAATCCGTAAAGGAATTGAAGTTGCTGTAAGCCGTATGACTCAACAAAAATCAGATATTACCCCTGAAGAAATCACATCATTAATTCGTAATAAAAAGACTCAAGAAAAAGTAGCACCTGAACTTAAAGCTGCTCTAGATGCTGATGCTGATGAAAAAGGTGGTGATGCAAAATATACATTTGGAATAGGATATCCTCAAACATTGGGAGCAGTTCAAATTGCTATGGGTCTTAAAAAAGCTAAAGGATCTGAACCAGCAGCTGAAAAAGCCCCAAAAGCAGCAGCACCAAAAGTAAAATCAGCTATGGCTCCTAAAGCAGAACCTATGGATGATGAAGATGCAGCAGCAATGAAATCAGCAGGTAGTGATGAAACAGCAAAAAAATTAGCTAGCACACCTGAAGATAAAAAAGAAACATTTAATAGAATTTTAGGTTTAGTTACTAAATATAAAGATGATAAAGCTAAAGTTGATGCTTTTATTACTAAAGCAGAAAAAGACTATAAACTCCCAGCTTCATTAGTGAAAGATTTAAAACGTGCTGCTGGTAGAGATGTAGAAGTATAATGAGAGATAAAATAATAAAAGTAAAGTTATCCCGCCTTATTATAGGTGGGATACTTTTATTGTGGTTTATACTTCTTGTTAAATGTAAACCCACAACTCCTACAGTAGATAAGTACGCTAAAGAAAAAAAAGAAATTGATAGTCTACAACATAAAATATTTTTGTTAAAAGAAGGTCAACGTGTACTAACAAATAATGTTACTAAACAGGTTATAGTTATTGATTCATTAGAAGAAGAAATTATTATTACCGAAAAAGAGCTAACTCAAACCCGCACATATTATGGCAATAAAATTAAAGATCTTACTAGTGCTTCTAATTCTGAGCTCGATCAGTTTTTCACAAATAGATACCAATAGAATTTGTTTCTCGTATAGTAAAGCAAAATTAATAGCCCTTGATTTAGTTAAAGGTGATTCTGCTATTGCTGAATTAAAAGTAGCTAATAAATTAATTTGGCAATTAAATGAAAAAATTGATGCTCAAGACAGTTTAGTTACTTTATATATAGCTAAAGAACAAAATTATATAGGACAAGTATTAAATTATGACCAGATTGTTTCTAAACAAAAAACAATTATTACTGGTCTTGAAAGTGATGTTGAAAAACTAAATCGTAAAAACGAACGTCTTAAAAAAGGACTTAAATGGCTTGGTGGGGGATTCGTGGCCTCTATACTTACTATCATTACATTGGTAACCATTAAATAATGGAAGAAAGAAATCTAAAACAGGTCATCCGAGAGGAATACATAAAGTGTGCCCAATCACCGGCTTATTTTATGAAAAAATACTGTTACATCCAACACCCAAAACGTGGACGTATTCAGTTTAACCTGTATCCATTTCAAGAAAAGGTTTTAACACTATTCCAAGAAAATCCTTACTCAATAGTACTTAAATCTAGACAGTTAGGTATATCAACATTAGCCGCTGGTTATTCACTTTGGTTAATGTTATTCCATGAAGATAAAAACGTGTTATGTATTGCAACTAAACAGGAAACCGCTAAAAACATGGTTACCAAAGTTAAGTTTATGTACGATAGCTTACCTTCATGGTTAAAAGAAAAAGATAAACCACAAGAATTTAACAAACTAACCCTCCGACTAAATAACGGATCTCAAATTAAAGCTACTTCAGCATCAAGTGATGCAGGTCGTTCAGAAGCCGTTACTTTACTAATAATTGATGAGGCTGCCTTTATCCATAATATTGGTGAGATTTGGGCATCGGCTCAACAAACGTTAGCTACGGGTGGGGGTTGTATAGCATTATCTACCCCTTATGGTACAGGTAACTGGTTCCATCAAACATGGGTTAATGCCGAGATGGGTGAAAATAGTTTTTTACCTATTAGATTACCATGGGAAGTTCATCCTGAACGAGATCAAACATGGAGAGATCAACAAGATAAAGATTTAGGTTCAAGGATGGCAGCACAAGAATGTGACTGTGACTTTACTACTTCTGGTGATACAGTCTTCCAACCAGAAGATATTCTATTTTACGAACAATTTCAAATAAAAGACCCTCTAGAAAAACGTGGTATAGACCAAAATCTATGGATTTGGGAACCAGCGGATTATTCAAGGAACTATCTGATTGTAGCCGATGTGGCTCGTGGCGATGGTAAGGATTTTTCGGCGTTTCACATCTTTGATGTAGAAACATTCACTCAGGTAGGTGAATATAGGGGCCAAATTAATACTAAGGATTATGGATTTCTATTAGTTAGCATTGCAACGGAATATAATAATGCACTATTAGCAGTCGAAAATCAAAGTGTAGGTTGGTCTACCGTACAAACCATTTTGGATAGAGGTTATCAAAATTTTTACTATTCACCAAAAGGTGGAATAAACAATACAGATTCTTTCTTTGATCCATATATGGATGTAAGTAAGATGACCCCCGGATTTACAATGTCTTCAACTACACGTCCTATAGCAATTGGTAAATTCCAAGAAGCAGTTATGGATAAAGGAGTTGTTTTCCGCTCTAATCGATTATTAGAGGAAATGAAAGTATTTATATGGAGAAACGGTAGAGCAGAAGCACAAGCAGGTTACAATGATGACCTGATGATGGCGTTTGCTATTGGTTGTTACTTACGTGATACCGCTTTTAAATTAAGACAAAGTAATATGGATATGACTAAAAGCATGCTTAATGGAATTACTGGTAATACTTCAAAATATTCCGGTGGCTATACAAATGGTCCTTCGTATGCTGATAAGTATAATAATAATCCATATCAAATAGATAACCCTTACTCAACAAATGGCAAAGAAGATATTTCTTGGCTTTTATAAAATAAAACATGGCAAATACAGGACTATTTAGTAGACTACAACGATTATTTTCAACAGATGTAATCATCCGAAACGAAGGAGGAACACAGTTGAAAGTAATGGATATCAATAAAATCCAAGTCTCCGGAGAATATGAAACAAATGCACTTGTAGATAGATTTAATCGTATCTATACTAACTCACATACCTCAATTTATGGATATCAAAGCTCGTTTAATTACCAAACTTTACGCCCCACACTTTATTCCGAATATGATGCAATGGATACAGATGCTATTGTCGCTTCCGCTCTAGACATTATATCAGATGAAAGTACATTACGTAATGATATGGGAGAAGTACTTCAAATCCGTAGTTCGGATGAAGATGTACAAAAAATATTATACAACTTATTTTATGATGTATTAAATATAGAATTTAACCTTTGGCCTTGGATTCGTAACATGTTGAAATACGGAGATTTTTTCTTAAAATTAGAAATCGCTGAGAAATTTGGTGTATATAATGTAATTCCTTACAACGCATTCCACATCGAAAGACAAGATGGATATGATAAAGATCATCCAAATTCAGTAAGATTTAGATTTGACCCAGATGGTATTTCATCTCCTTCTGATTATGGTTATTATAATGTGCCTAACTCAGGTGGACAAATGAATTCAATTTATTTTGACAACTATGAAATGTCGCATTTCCGTTTATTAACGGATACTAACTTCTTACCTTATGGTAGATCTTATTTAGAACCAGGACGTAAATTGTTTAAACAATATACTATGATGGAAGATGCGATGTTGATTCATAGAATTGTTCGTGCACCTGAGAAACGTATATTCTATATCAATGTTGGTAATATTGCACCTGCTGAGGTAGAAAATTTCATGCAGAAAACAATTTCCAAAATGAAACGTACTCCATATATTGATCAACAAACCGGTGATTATAACTTGAAGTATAACATGCAAAACTTACTTGAGGATTTTTATATTCCGGTTCGTGGTAATGATCAAGCAACTAAAATTGATAACTTAGGTGGTTTACAATATGATGGAATCCAGGATGTTGAATACTTAAGAGATAAATTATTTGCTGCCCTTAAAGTGCCTAAAGCATTTATGGGTTACGAAAAAGATTTGACAGGTAAAGCCACATTAGCCGCTGAAGACATCAGATTTGCACGCACAATCGAACGTATCCAACGTATTGTAGTATCTGAGTTAACTAAAATAGCATTGGTTCACTTATACGCCCAAGGTTATACAGATGAGTCATTAACCAACTTTGAATTATCTTTAACTACACCTTCAATCATTTATGATCAAGAAAGAGTAGCATTGTTAAAAGAGAAAGTTGAATTAGCTTCTCAAATGATGGAAAATAAGTTGTTACCAACTGATTGGATATATGAGAATTTATTCCACCTGAGCGAAGACCAATATGATGAATATAGATCATTACTTGCTGAAGATGCTAAACGTAAATTCCGTATGGCTCAAATTGAAAACGAAGGTAATGATCCACTTGAAACAGGTAAATCATATGGTACCCCACACGATTTAGCAGCGCTATATGGTAGAGGTAGATATGATGCTAATGAAGTACCTGTTGGATATGATGAAGATCCTGAATTAGGAAGACCTGAAGAAAAAGTAACTGATAGAAATACCCAAGACAATGCTTTAGGTAAAGATAGAATCGGAGTATCAGGTATGAAAAAAGATGGAGACGAATCAGATTCAACAAAACCAAAATATCAAGGCGGTTCACCATTAGCGTTAGAGACAAAAACCAAACGAAATAAAAACTCTAAAATGTTTAACGATATCAAAAATCAACATAAACAAATGATATTTGAGTCAGATATTAAGGGAAGCTCACTATTAGATGAGTCACAGATACGAGAGTAAGAATATTTCATATATTTATAAATAAACAAATATAACAGAATGCAAATTAAACATTCAAAGTATAAGAATACTGGTATCCTTTTCGAATTATTAGTTCGACAAATTACTACTGATACATTAGATGGTAAGGATTCACCGGCTAAAGATATACTAAAAAAATATTTCGTTAGAACGGAATTGGGTCGTGAGTATAAGTTATATGAAACGTTATTGAAAAAAACATCATTAACCGAAACTAAAGCAAATATTGTTGTTAGTGCATTAACTGACTCATCCCTTTCTTTAAATAGAGGAACTATTAAACGCCAAAAATATAATCTGATTAGCGAAATTCAAAAACAATATGATTTAAACGAATTTTTTAATCATAAACTTCCTAATTATAAAGTATTTGCTGCATTTTATACTCTATTAGAAATTACCAATTCACAAACTTCTAATCCTGAGCAAACAATTAATAATAAAGTAACTATTTTAGAACATTTAACTGCGGCTCAAATTAAAGAAGGTAAAGTACGTGATGAAGTAATGGATGAATTTTCTTATGCTGATAAAGATGTACGTTTAATTGCATATAAAATGCTTTTAGAAAGTTTTAATTCTAAATACGATACACTTCACAATAATCAAAAAGAAATTCTTAAAGAATATATCACTTCAATTGATAATACTTCTCGTTTAAAAGAATTTTATACTGGTAAAATTAATGAAATCAAAGAAACATTAACTTTATTAAACAATCAAACCAAAAACGAGGTTACTAAAATCAAAATAAGCGAAATCATCTCAATTATCCAACCCCCAGCTAAAAATGCTAAGATTAATGATAATGATTTAGTTGATTTGTTACAATATTATGATTTAATCAATGAATTAGAAACCGTAAATGGATAAGCTTAAAGACATAATTAAAGCAAAGCTAAAAGAAATGAGTGCTACCGGGCAAGGTGGTGCTTCTATGTCTGCGGGTCAAGGTGAAGGATATGCTACTCCGGCGGCATTTGCTTCTAAAACTAATGCAAAAGGAACTAAAGACATTTACTACTATAAGTTAGGATTTAAACCTGTCCCTAATAAAATTAAAGGATCTGGTTTGCAAGTTAAAAAACTTTGGGAAGAAGATAAACCAATATCAGATGTTAAGAAATTCCAAGAAGCAAGAATAAATGAATTTGATCAAATACAAGATGAATTAAATACACTTATCTCAAATGCTAAAAACCAAACAATTGAATATTATCAAGCAAACCCAGGCCAGTTTAGTATTTATAAACCGACATCAATGGCTTTAGAATATATTAAAAAAGCAAAAGAACTATTAAGCAAGTAAAATGAAAAAAACACTACAAGATCAATATTTGTTAATCAAAGAAGGTAAAGGACACAAAGGTGTTTTCTTAACAGAAGCAAAACGTCAATTTCCTAATATCGTTCGCAACGCCGCTACTTTTGAAGAAGCTGTATTATCCCTTCAAACAAAAAACATTATCTCTGAGAATGTGATTGGCTTAGGAGCTATTAATTCAATATTCGAACCAAAGAAAAAAGAATCATATGAATTAGCATATGAAACATTTTTAGCTGAAGCTAAAAAGAAAGAAAACGAAGACGAAAAAGTAAAAGCTGAAGAGAAAAAAGTATCTAAAAAAGTAGAAGAAGATGCATCTCATAACTTTGATCGTAAAGATGATAAAAATCCAGATAACTTGATCTTTGATCAAATTATGATGGGTTATTATGCTGAAATGAAAGACCCTAAAAATTCAGACAAAACCATGCAAGAATTAAAAGACATGGTATTTAAAAATTTAACAAAAGACCCAATTCACTATACAAAAGAAGGTCAATTTGGAGTTAAAGGTTTAGGATATACAACTGAAGCACCTGGTTTAGGTGAACCTAAAGAAGCAAAAGGAAAATATAAAGCATCAGGATACGGTGATTTAAACGAATCAATTCAACCCATGAACGAACAAGAAAATAAATTACGTAAAGTAATCCGTGAGATGATTGCTGAAGAATTATCAATAACTCCTAAAACATCTTTAAAAGAAAGTGTTGAAAAAGAATTAGCTGAAATTAATAAAGAAGCAGAACATGAAATTTTATCATCTAAACTTCAAAAAATTAATGATGCTATCGAAAGACGCCAATCACAACTTGGAAAACTTGATGAGGATGAAGATATGAAAGCTTTAACTGATAAGAAAAAAGTTAAAGAATTTGAAAAAGATATTAAATCCTTAGAAAAAGCTAAAGCTAAATTAGAAAAAATCATCAATAAAAAAGATGGTAAAGCTAAAAAAGTAGAAGTTATTGATGAAGTTGAAGATGATGCAGACGATGAACTTAGAGCATCTGCTGAATATGAATTTGCTAAAGAAGACGCTGAGAAAAGATATGATGAAGGTGAAGAAATTGATTCAATCATGTCAAATTACCCAAATTTATCTGATGAAGATCAAGAAAGATTATATCAAGATTTAGAAGGTAAAATGAATGGAATGGATTACTAAGATGAATAAGCAACTATTAATAGAAACTAGACACTTTAGTCCAAAAACACTTTCATTACTGGAAGGGATGAAAAACAATGGAAATGTTTTCGTTGAAGGGATATTGGCTACGGTTGAAGTTAAAAATGGTAATGGTCGCTACTATCCTAGAGAATTATGGGAACGTGAAATTGATAATTTTGTACGTAAAATCCAACAAAGATCAACTGAAACATGTGGTGAATTAGACCATCCTGACTCGCAAGTAATTAATCTTAAAAATGCATCTCATGCGGTGCGTGAATTATATTGGAAAGGTGATGAAATATGGGGTAAAGTAGAAATTTTCTCTGATATGGGTGATTTAGGTACTTCATCTGGTCGCATAGCAGGTGCATTAGTTAAAAATGGTTTACTAATTGGAATTTCTTCTCGTGGAATGGGCTCCTTAAAACAAGTAGGTGAAATAATGGAGGTACAAGATGACTTCGAATTACTAACTTGGGATTTAGTTTCTAATCCATCCAACCCAGATTCATGGATGAAAAATGGTGCATTAAATGAATCACGTTCAACATTCTTAGACCCATATGCTAAAACAAACTCATTAATTACTGAAATATTATGTGCTAAAGGTACATGCCCAATATTTTAATACAACAAACCACTATATATAATTGGCTCTCTTTTGAGAGCCTTTTTTGTCTCTGCGACTTTAACTATATGTGTACATACATATAACACGAATATACCACCCCCTCTATATATTATGTGGTATCAATTAAATGAATTCTATTACGTTTTATAATAAGCGTACTTTCCCAACAAAATTAAATTTAGGAAAAATGGCAACAAACAGAGAAATGCTTAAAGAAGCAATCGCTGACGCTAAAGCTGTAAAAGAAACTGCAATAGCAAACGCAAAAGCTGCTCTAGAAGAAGCCTTCACACCTCAAATAAAATCAATGTTCGCTGCAAAGCTTCAAGAAATGGAAGAAGAAGACCTCAAAGAGGAAGGATTCGGAAAAATGACGGCTGATTCAGATGAAGGTTTTAGCTCAATGGGCGAAAAAGCTCTTGACGAAACTGACGATAAAGATGCAGATGACAAAATGATGGAAGTTGATTTGGAAGAACTTTTAGCAGAGCTAAATGAAGAGGAAGAAGTGGAAGAATCTTTAAACGAAGCTGAAGACGAAATGAAAGAAGCTAAAGATGAAGATTTAAAAGAAGCTGAAGAAGAAGAAGAATCAGAGGAATCTGAAGAAACTGAAGAAGAAGGCGAACCAATCGACCTAGAAGACATGACTGATGAAGATCTAAAATCAATGATTGAAGACGTTATCAAAGACATGGTAGAAAATGGTGAACTTGAAGCTGGAAATGAAGACATGAAAGGTGAAGAGGGATCTGAAGAATTAGAAGATGTTAGTGGAGAAGAAGAGGAAATTGACTTAGCTGAATTACTTAGAGAAATCGAAGGAATGGAAGAAGCTGAAGAAAATGAATCAATTGACGAAGCTAAAATGAAAAAAGAGAAAGAAGAAAAGAAAGAAGACGAAGACAAGAAAAAAATGAAAAAAGAACTTGACGAAGCTTATTCTGCAATCGAAACTCTTAAATCTGAATTGAATGAAATTAATTTATTAAATGCTAAATTACTTTATTCAAACAAAATATTCAAAGCTAAAAACTTGAATGAAAGTCAAAAAGTAAAAGTGTTAACTTCTTTTGATAAAGCTAAAAACGTAGGTGAAGTGAAAATGGTATTTGAAACATTAAACGAGGGTATTAAAGTTTCTAAAAATACAATTAAAGAACACTTAGGTAGCGCATCAAAAGGTACATCAACACCTAACTTGAAAAAACCAATCGTAGAGTCAAACGAGGCATTTGCAAGAATGCAAAAATTGGCTGGAATTATTTAATTTAAATTTTAAAACTAAAACAATGTCAAATAGTATTAATTCATTACTAGAAAGCGCAGCTGGAAGTTGGAAAAACTTGCAAAGCGACGCAGCTCGTATGTCCTCAAAATGGGGTAAAACGGGATTATTAGAAGGATTAGATA